ATAAATTGAGTGTTTTTTAAGTTTGTCATGATTTTTAGTTTTTAATTGCTACCTGCAATTGTTTCACAAAGGCAATAAAATAAGGTAATACAAAATTCAAATAATAAAAATATTTTTAAATAACACACTTTGCCCATCCAAACGTCTGTAAGTATTTCCATTTTTAAAAGCAATAATATCATAAGGCATACAACGATTTACTAAACACCAGTCATTTTCGTTTTTTTGGCAAAGTTTTTTTGCATCGCAATGGTTGCAAATATTTCCTTCTTTAATACCTGATTTTAAAGCCGCATAAAAACCAGCAGGTGCCTCATTTATATTTAGTTCCATATTTTCTTGTTTGTAAGTAAGAGCTTAGTAGCTCTTACTTATTGTGATTTTATTTTTTTCTACTTCTCTGATTATGCTTTTTACATATTTTTCAGAACAAAAAAGGTTATCAGCTAATGCTTTTGCTTCTTTTTTCACTTGATTAATTCCTTTAAAGAGGATTGCTGTAAGAATTACGTTTCTTGAAGTTGCCATTTTGTTTAGTTTTTAATTGCTACCTGCAATTGTTACACAAAGGTAATGAAATAAGTAATACAAAAATCAAATAATAAAAATTATTTTAAAACGGTGCATTTTCAAATTCGTAAAACTTCATTTTGGCACCATCAAAGCCAATTTTATATTCTGTTAATTCCCCGTTTCTCCATTTTGCAATTATAATATCTGCCTCATTTTCTGTTGATATTCCATTTTCATTTATTTTGGTGCCTACCATCCAATCCCGATGGATAAACATTACACCGTCTGCATCTTGTTCAAGACTCCCTGATTCCCTTAAATTGTGCAGTTTTGGTTTTTTATCCGTTGCTTTTTCACTTTCTCGATTAAGCTGAGCAAGTACAATTATTGGGATACCATATTCCATCGCTGTTAATTTTAAACCTCTCGAAATTTTACTAACTTCTTGTTCTCTGTTTAAATTTCTGTTGTTTCCTTTAGTATCAATCAACTGTAGGTAATCAATAAATAAAATATCAATTTTCCCTTTTTGTTTTAACCGGGCAATCTTTGCCTTAATCTCCTCAATGTTCACAACGGTAGTATCGGAAATTAAAATTGGCAAATGAGCCATTTCATTAATTTTTGAATAGAAATAGTCAGCCTGGTCTTGGTCTTGCATCCTGCTTCGGTATATTCGCCAAAATTCAATATCGGTAACTATACTTGATAGCCTCGCTGTTATCTGTTCGTCTGCCATTTCTAAACTTATTACCCCTACATTCTTTTTTGCCATAGCAGCTCCCAAAACCATTTTCCCCATAAATGCGGATTTCCCCACTGATGGACGTGCCGCTAAAATAAATAATCCTCCAGGTGTAAAACCTCCGGTTATTTTATCAAGCTGTTTAAAGCCTGTTGTTATGCCAGCAAGTTCTTGATCTTTGACTTTATCCATGTGCGCAACTAATGATAATATAACTTGATCCATAGTTTTAAAATCTTCTTTTAAATTAATTTGGCGAAGTATCATAATCCGGTCTTGAATTATGTTTGCGGCTTCAAAACTTTCTTTACCATTCAACCCCCCGTGAGTGATGTTAATTATTTCCCTCTCAAAGTGCATTTGCTTGAGCAACACGCTATGATATTCTAAATTTGCTGTACTTACTACATCCCTTGTTATTTTAGTCAAAAAATAGCCTGTATTGAACCCGTCTAATAATTCAGTTCCGTTTTTCTGTAACCTTAAATGAACACTGATTAAATCAACCGGGATATTATCCTGCCACATTTCCGAAATACAATTGAAAAGAGTTTCGTGTGAGTCATGATAAAATAGATCTGATGTTAGTAAACCGTAACACCTGCCAAAGGCTGTTTTTTCAATCAGGAATGAACCTAATATTGCTTGTTCAAGTTCTGTTGAGTAATGAATATCTTTTTTTAACATTATCCGTATTTTTTTATTTTTGCATTATGTTCTTTTTGTAAATCATTTTGTGGCATAACCTTTACAACTGATGCAGCAGCCTTGTCATAATTTGGCATCCAATAAATAAAATTAGTTCTCAGTTTTGTAAAATCCTGATAGGTTTCTCCTGTTTTCAAAGCTAAAAATAAATCAATACCATTTTCATACTTACTTTTTTCAAAGCCTTTTTGAAGCCAATTAAAGATTAACCCAGAATCTACAGAAAACATTTCTTTAATTTCAGAAATTTTTCTTTTTTCTTTTTCTATTATTATATTACTAAATACATATCCATCTCCATCTTCTAAAGGTATTACCAAAGTAGTAGTTTGGTATTCATTTGGTATTACCAAATCTTCACTTTGGTATTCATTTGGTATAATTTCTAAAGATTTATCCCACCGTTTAGCAATATTGGCTTTTTGTTTTTTTGAATGACTTTTGCTTTTTTGAAGTGAATTGGCAAGCCATTCTATGAAATACTTTTCATCTTCATCTTTTATTAAAATCCATTCCAATGCCGGAAAGCAAGTTTCAAAATCTAACCCTAAAACCTTTTTAAGATCATCAATCGTTAGGTTTCCCTTTTTCCTTTGCGCTGATATTATGTCATCATAAGCTCCTCTTTCTAACCTGTTCATGTGTGCTTTGTCTCTAGCTGCATCACCATCATAATAGGTAAAGCAAAAATCTTCTTTTGCCATAATTTGATATTGTATTGTTTAGGTTTATTTGTGTAGGTATTAGGTAAAATAAAAAAGCCTTAACCATTGGAATCAGACTCCGCCGGTAAGGCTTTTATTATTTAAAAATATTCATTTTCGGTGTCTGATATCGTAAATGAATTGGTTGCTAAGGTAATCATTATTTCTAATAATTATTATTTTAAATTTCTCATTTGGTTATGAATTTTTGACTGGGCTTTTATATCTCTAATTATAGTAGATCGTTGTCTATGATTGTTCATTGGGTTATAAGAATGGTTTTCAAACACAAATAAACCTTTTATTTCTCTTAACTGAATGTGCATTGATTTGCCATATTTTTCTAATATTTTAATATTATTGCCTGGCTTTTTTATTGCAAATTCCCCATCAATACAAAGTTCATCTAATATATCCTTTGTAAATGTTATCATTTCCAGTTTGTAATAAATTGATAATAATTGGTAATAATTTCTTTGATCTAAAAGATTTTGAACAGTAGTGTTTTTAAAATTCCAAAAATCAAGTTTAGATTTTTTGGTTAATGTTCTCAAAAGTATTATAGACATGATTTATTCATTTTTTGGTAAGCAATAATTGCGTGTTCTTCATTTGCATCCTTAATAAAGTGCTGCCGGTAGGTTCTTTTGCGTCCAAACTCATTCACAAAGGGTATTAACCTGTAATCAATTTGAACCCCGTAATCAAGCCGCAAATCACTTAGGCGGCTTCTAAATCCGTTATAATTAAAATCCCTCTCGGAAATAAACGGCCTGTTAAGTAAGCTGTGCAATACAAATGCCTTTTGGTTCAACGGCATTGAAAGTTTTGTTTTTGTCATGGTTTAAATTTTAGGCAAATTTGAATTTATATTGAAATCCGTGTTTGTTTTCACGATTGCAATGGCTGCTTACGGTGCCAATTGATACCTTTGTTTTTCTGTGCTGCATCGGCAATATTGTCCTACTGTATTCCTGTGTCAATATTAATAACAGGTCTTATGTATCTATTCTCTTTTATTTCAGGATAAATAAATTTAATCTCACTACATGCTACAATAGCCTTCCCGTAAGTATTAATCCATTTTTGACGTACTTTTTGCGCCTCATATTTATTTCTGCATATTTGCTCTAACAACACACCTCTGGCCGGGTGGTATAACTGTACTATTATTTGCATTATTTAATTTATTAATAACAGGTAATTGTTTTTTTTATTTTTAGTTATTGTTTACTTTATATATCTGCTTACCGTATGCCCTTTATCCAACGCCCATTTACTATTTTTCTCTAAAAAATTATTGCAAGCTGTGCAGCAAGGAACGAGATTGCTTTTTTTTAACAAATTCTTTGGGCTTCTTTTTTGCGTGTGATTAAATCCGCTCATTTTTCCAGTGCAAACTGGGCTTCCAATCATGCACCTATCGTCTTTTTTTACCTGATCCTTTACAATCTTTACATACTTTCTTTGATCTATTTTTCTTTTTTCACTTTGCTGTGCAATTGGTTTTTTTTTCTTTGCTTCCTTTACATATGCAAAGTGCTTTGCATGGAGAAAACAAAATTCATCCCGATCTACTGTCCGGCTGCAGGTTGGAAAAATACAGGTATCAATCATCAAAATAGAGGGTTTAAGTTTAATGGTGCAGGCTTAGATTTCTTTGCCTGCACCGGTGAAAAAATAGGAGATTCCGTTGGATTTGGTTTTTCGATTTTAGGTAATATTGTAAAAAAAATATTAGTAGGTATTTCATAACGGTATGGTATAGGGGGAACCATTCGCCTATTCTTATAATCCTCTTTTAGCCATCCCCCGTACTTTACTAATACGTTGCTATAATCAATCAATACTTTCAGTATTGTTTATATCTAGTAATGGGTTAACAAATACCGCATCGTAATAATCTCTGCATTGTTTTACCTTTTTATAAATACTTTCAATAGCAGCATCATCCCGTTCAATATCAATTATGTGTATTCTTTCATTCATTGAAATATCATCAAATATCATACTGTTATCAATTTCTTCACAGGCTTTAATGTAGTTTTCATCTTCTTCTGTACCTGCGCCCATTTTCCACATTAGTTTCTTTTTTTCATCCATAATCATTATTAGTGGCGTATCAACAAGGCAATAGCATAGCTGTGCTTTTGTCGCTCCTGTTAATGCCATGTAACCTTGTAATTGCCACCAATAATGTTTATTAAGGCTACCATATTTAGAACGAGAAAACGTAAATAAATCCCATGAACATTTAATGTCAATAATCGTGTTTGCCTCTTCAATTGATAAGCCATCAAATAAATCCGGTTCACCATTAATCCAATCGTTTTTTAACCTTTTATCATTCTTTTTATAAAAGTTTTTTGTATGCAGGGATAATAATGTAATCCCATCTTCTTCCACAGCTAACCCTTTGTTTACATACTTATTAAAAATATCTGTATTCCTGCTATATTTATTAGCAACAAACACATCTATTAAATGAGTTTTACAAGTTTCAGATAATGTTTCACTTTTACTGCGTGGTTCTGTCATTATGTAGCCAATGGAACTGCATCTAATATTTAACTCTTTCATGCTAATTCTTTTTCCGATAGGTTAGCAAATTTAGTTTCATAAATCTCAAAATGTTCTTCTTTTAAATGAGGGTGAAGTTTTATTAAATCAGCAACAGTTACAGCCTGGTTAAGCATTAATGTAACCCTTTCAGCTTCTTTATCAACAGGTATATTTTCATTATCAACATAGGTCACATCAAGGGTATCAATGTTGTTAATAATAGATTGGTCTGCTATATTAGCTGTTTGCATTTCAACGGATAGCGGAGCAAATTTTGAAAGTAATAATTTTATTACTGTCTTATTTGCCATGCCTTCAAAATCTGTATTCCATAATCCTTTGTCAAGGTTATATGTTTTTGAATATTTAGCCCCGTGCCTTTTAAGTTGGTCAATATCCATAAACCATGTAGCCTCAAATCCATTCAGTAATTTAAACCTTGCTGCATACCCAATTACTTTATCAGATACTTTTTTTGTAAAATCAAACTCATATCCATTTAACGGATCAGCATTAACAAGCTGGCCTTCATAAATAGCAGATGAATAAATACTTTTAAACTGGCCGCTTCTTTGTGCTAACTGAATAAAGCCTTTATATCCCATTTGAAATTGGGCTACCTGCTTTTTTTGCCATATCCCTTTTTCGTCTTTTACTGATTGGTTATAAGGTACGATGTAAGCAAAGCCTAAATTTTGATTAAGCGGCAAATCAAGCGTAGCAGCTACAGCCGCCGATTGATAAAGGCTTATCGGGTCTGCCTTTGCCAACAATACATTTTGCGCTGCAATTTGCAAAACACTTGTGATAAACGATGTTGATCTTTTCCCTAGCAACTCCTGAAATTTTTGTTTTACATCAGGTCTTTCAAAAAGCACTTTTGTTGTTAATTCTGTACTCATTTTTTAGTTTTTAGTTGTTTACATTTATCTAAGTATTTTTATTTTATTTTCGGCAATCTCAATGCCGTAACTCTCCCCACGGTATTTATAATTTCCATCAAATACACCATCCTTTAGAATAC